CAGGCCGGACCACTTTCCGTGGCTGCGGGATCGCTTCTCCGTGTTACTGCCTCCCATCATTACGGGAGACGTACACGGAGAGTCCTTCGCTGTGATTACAGCGACAATGCAGGGAGCACGCTCACTGCCGGAACGACATCACCTCGTAGCATGTCAGCTTACGTGGTGTTTGACATTCCGACTGCTGGGCAGTTCACTGCAACGGATCAGCTAGCACTCTTTAACGGCCTAAAGGGCACGTGGAGTGCTACGACCGATTCTGTCATGAAGAAGATTCTTGGTGGCGAAAGCTAACCAAGGTCTCCTCTCCTCAACAGAATTCTGATCAGGAGTACGCGTCGGCTTAGGATGTCCACCTCTATCAGGAGGGAGCATGAAAAGCCTAACTGTGCTCTGGAATAGTGTAGCTGCTGATTTGGCTACACGGTGTCGCACGAGCGCCCACCACGACATTAAAACTGTCGCGGTTCGGTCAGATAACGAAGGGTTATCGTTTCTCACGATAACTTTACCTAACTTTGCGAAAGACTTCGAGTATTGTCTCGAGCAAGGTAAGGTAGACGACGCCACTTTCCTATCATTTAGGAGAAGTGGGAGTCTCCCGGTATTTCTATCGGGTTTCTCTCGTCTCGTTTTTGACCGTGGCACTGGCGACCTACTCGACGAACCTAGTGTTGACGCGATTCGAGCCATCCGTCAGCTTACGCTGATGTATGGCAAGCTTCTCGTCGACTGTAAGGCCTCCCGAGTAAGGAGGGCTTACACTGAGTTCGTCGAGTGTGAGCAGGAAGTCGAAGCGATGCAAGGTTACAGGAACTACAACAGGTTCCTGCCAATGTGCACGCTTCTGTTCGGCTCGATGTTCTCCCGCGTAGATAAGTGTATCTACGATGGGGATCTAAAGCCGAAGCATGGACCTGGTGCGACTGCTGATTCCAAGTATGGTAATCAGAAGTTTCACCAACTTACTTGGCCCATGCGCCTTGAACCATACTTTCCTTACGGAGAGATGGTTCTTCCAAACTGGTCCCATTGGGAGCAGATTGGTGAGGTCGACTTCCTCGAACCCGGCCGTGAACTACCTGTAAAGGTAGTTGACGTTCCTAAGACGATGAAGACTCCTCGGATTATCGCTATAGAACCTACTGCAATGCAGTACTCGCAGCAGGCAATATTGCGATTATTCCAAGATGGGATCAAGAATTCTTTTCTTGATTCCTTTATCGGTCTGGATGACCAAACGCCTAACCAGCGGATGGCCAAACAGGGCTCCAGAAATGGAGATCTCGCCACGCTCGATTTGAGTGAGGCGTCCGATAGAGTCTCTCATGAGACCGTTTCTGTTATGCTCTCCAGGCATCGTCACTTACATGACGCTGTCATGGCGTGCAGAAGCAGAAAGGCGCTCCTACCTAGTGGAGAGTTGAGAACTCTCGCTAAGTTTGCGTCTATGGGTTCAGCCCTGTGCTTTCCCATTGAGGCAATGGTGTTTGTAGCCATCATCTTTCTGGGTATAGAGCAGGACTTAGGTCGCCCGTTAACCCGCATGGATGTTAAGTCCTACGCGGGCCGGGTGCGTGTCTTCGGTGACGATATTATCGTCCCCGTCGACCATGTGCGTTCCGTGATCTCTTCACTAGAGGCCTTCGGGCTCCTAGTGAATAGTCGCAAGTCTTTCTGGAATGGAAAATTCCGGGAGTCTTGCGGGAAGGAGTACTATGACGGACAGGACGTCACGTTGGTCCGTGTCCGCCGAGTTCTTCCCTCATCACGGAGGAACGTACAGGAGATTGTTTCAACTGTCTCTCTCAGAAACCAACTATTTCAAGTTGGTTATGAGAAGCCGGTTGCTCTCCTTGACCGTAGAATGCTCAAACTTCTTGATCATTTTCCGGTTGTCGGAGAGACATCTCCTGTATTGGGCCGGCTTACTTGCGATCCTGTTCAATTAGGGACGCATGTAATAAACAATACCCCAATGGTTAAGGGGTATGTAGTTCGGTCACCGATCCCAGTAAATGAGATCGATGACTGGCCGGCCCTGCGTAAGTGTCTCTCTTCGCTAGAAGAGAGAAAGGTAGATAGTATGGGATTCAGGTTCGTCCCATCTTCTACTGATCACTTACGACGTTCTGGACGCCCCCGAGTCGTTGACATCAAACTCGGGATGGGCCCTATCGGCCTCTAGTGATGCCGATGGGCTGTGTGAGATATAACTCACACGGGGGGAGTAAACCTAGGGTGAGTGACCTTGTCACTCAGGCTACCTTTCCCGCAGATCCCTC